GGCGTGCTCCAGGGATTCGCGGAGCACATCCAGTGGCCTGGCCATCATCTGTTCGGGGTCAACCTTCCAGAACCAAGCCAGGTCATAGGCGGCTGCAATCAGGTCGCCGATGGCTGCGACGCCGCACTCATGAAAAAACCGGCGACCATCCAGCTCAGGGCGTTCAAGTCGGACAGGTCCAGCTGGTTCACGGAGGACGGTGGGATGCCGGCGCAGACCGCGATGTATTTCGCGGCGATGTCCATGTCCAGGCTGACCTCCTCGTTTTTGTCGATCTTGTACGGCAACGCCTTGATCGCCCGCACTTCCTGCACGGTGGGCCGGCGCAGAGTGAGCTCGCTCAGCGGCTCGCCGTGAGCATCGATCGCGACCTGGAGTTTTTGGACTTGACTCATTGCCAGCTCCCTTTGATGCCGTCGAATTGCAGTTCAATGGTGCCGTCGTCCCCTTTCGAGGCGGGCTCGTCCACGAGATAGGCGCCGGCCAAGACGTAGACCGTGCCGTTGCTGAATTCGCAGGTGATGGTCATGTCGCGACCGGTTGTGAGGGCCTTGATCGGAAAGTTCGGCGTGTGGATCGCCGTCATCTTCAGGTACGCCGCCAGCTCTTCCTCCTTGAAGAATCCTGGGTAGATTGTTTCGCGCTTCTTATCCATCAGCGGCGCTTCCGCGCCACCGGTGATAGTCAGCTGTTCGCCGTCCACCTTTACGTAAACGGTGCCCGCTACTTTTTGACCCATGGTCTGTGTCTCCAGAATGAAAAAGCCCGCGCTGGGCGGGCTGGGTGTCGTGGGTCGGGGTTACGCCGCTTCGTCGTATTGCAGGCGGAACTGGTTGAGCAGCGCGAAGACGCGCAGACCGTTGATGTAGTCAGGTGGGAACAGCACGTTGATTCGGCTCGGGTCCTGGGTGTCGCGCTCCACCACCAGGTGTTGCGCGAACAGCTCGGCATTTTCCACATGCCCTTCCAGCTCGAGCTTGGCGTACTGCGCGATCAGCTCGCCACGGATCACCGCCGGCGTCACGATCGGCTGACCAGCACCGAAGGCAGTGCCGTCGCTCGCCAGCTTGTGGCGGCCGTACTTGCTGGTGATCACGCTGCGCATCCGGCGGATGATGAACGCCGACTGGTGCATGGTCTCGCTGTCCAGGTAGGAGTTATCCGCCTGGCCGTACGGGTTCTTCTGGTATGTGGTGATCGAGCGCTGAATGCGCACGTAGCCGCCCTCGTAGTACGCCGTCGCGATGCCGTAGGTCAGCAGGGACTGACGCTCGGTCAGCGTGAAGCGCTCGCTGGCCGGCGCCGGGTCCAGGCCCGGCAGGCTGCCGCTTTGGGTGGGTCGACTGGCATCCGCCGAGATAAACACCGCTGTACGCGCCGCCAGGGCTGCCGCCTGTACCCACACCGGTTGAGGCACGCCAGGCTCGACGGCCTGGAGGGTGACGTGCTGATCGTTGCGCGCCTGGCCGGCCGCCACCAGCGTGCCGATGGTGCCGCGCTTAGCGCTGTAGACATGGCCGAACAACTGCTTGGCCCAGGACCAACGGCCGGTGTTGTCGTCCATCGTGTCCTTCCAGACGTTCAAGCTGGTCGTGTCCGACCACGGCATGCAGATGAATTCGAACGGTTCATCACCCAGCGCCGCCGCCGCGTCTACTTGGTCTGGCACACCGACGCCGCCAGCCATGGCCGTGGTGACCACAGTCAGGCCCGCTGGGGTCGTCTCGCCGTTGGACTTGCCCAGGCGGTTCATGGCGACGGAAACGTCGTTGCCGCTTTCGCCGGTCCACTTGCTGGTCAGCGTCACCACGCCAGCCACCGCAGCGGCAGTCACCGGCAAATCCGGTGTGGCATTGATCTTCACCGCCAGGGCCGCAGCCGCCACGGTCGGAGTAGCCGCCGAAGGCACGACGGACTGAACCCGGGTACCACCGACGTACAGGTTCAGCAGGCCAGCCTCGGTCGCGGCGCCCGTGAGGGTGACGGTAGCCGTTGCCACGGCGCCGGTGTCGTTCTGCAACGGCAGGCACCAGATTTCCCCGATCGGATCAGCCTTGCGCCATGTTTCGTACATCGCGGCGAGCATCGAGCCTTGGCCGCCGATTTCTTTCGCCAGTGCCACGCTGGACACCAGAACCAACTGGCCGATGCTTTCGCTGGTCGCGTTGTCGTTTACTTGACCGACGATCAGCCGGCGCATGGCCGACGACGCGCTGTTGGCCGCCGAGTTATCCATCTCCGCGTAGAACAACGGCACACGGATATCGGCCGGGATGTTGCTGAATCCGATAGCCATTATTGCGCTTCCTCAGATTTCGCCGGCGCGCCAGCTTTGGTGGATGGTGCCTTGTCGGCTTTGAGGGTCACGTCGCCATCGGCCTGACGGCGGCGCCACCAGGCGTTGTCGGGCACCTCTCGGCCTTCCTTTGGCAACAGGTCGCCGGCCTCCGGGTCGGGCACAGAACGGCCAGAGGCCGGCACCACAGTGATGCGATTGGTCATGGTGTTACGTCTCCAGTGAATTGCGCTTCGATGCGCCCGTCCGGGCCGGGTCGTTTCAGGTTCGGGTCTGCGGGGTCGATGCAGTCCATGTTGATGTTCGCGCCGGTGAAGCCCGGCAAGCCATCCAGTTCGTATTCCTGCCAAGTCTCAGCAGGGTCGCCCGGGTGGTTTCGGCCAAGCTGGAATTCCGAGAAGAAGGTGAACTGATAAACGACCCGGGCGCGGCTGATGTGCAGCAACGCGCCCTTGCCGTATTCGATGCGTGTGTAGTCCGGCCCAGGCTCCCAGCCAACCAGCGACCGCCAGAGCTCGGCGCGAATGTCGTGCAGCTGGTCGTTATCTTCCTGCCCGCGCTCGTCGGATGTAGCGAGGACTATCACCACGTTGAACTGGTCGGTTATGTCCTGGATGACCATGTTCTGCGCCTTGCTTGGTTTCGCCGCATCCGCTGTGGCGATTACGTAGGCGGCCGGCAAAGCAAGCTGCGCGCTATCGACGACGGCATCCCAGTCGATGCCGCCTGCGACTCGTTCGGCAAAGGTCGGGCACGTATCCCGAATATGGGCAACGATAGGGTTCAGTTTCATGCTTGGGTCCGTTGGGGCAGTTATCAGCCCAGGGCGGCGGCGAAGGCTGCCGAGAGAATCGATTGAACTTGCGAGGCCGAGTCCTGCAGGGCGTCGGCCATGTAGTTGTCGCGGGGCTTGATTCGCCATTCGCCTGATGCACGCTCGGCAAGCGCCGCGGCCCTGGCCCCCTTCGCTCGGCGATTCGACTTGCCTTTACCTTGACCAGGCGCAAGCTTCCCGAGCTTTCGGCCTTTCTTCACGCCGTAGTGCAGGTATACCGGGTAGAACTCTTCCATGGCCGACGTCTTCGTCGGGGAGATCCGCACCAGGAAGCCGGAGCGGGAAACCTTGAAGGAAACCGATTCGACCGTCGCCCCGGTCCGATTGACTGGGTAGCCCTCTTGGCCTTTGCCCAGCACCAGGTTCATCTGGGCGCGCTGGGTGATCAGGAGGCCAACCTTGCGCATGCCGGCGCGGATCTTTCGTTTGTCGAAGACGTCACGCTCAAAGTTGTCGAAGCCCTCGACGTGCAGGTAGCCATCGATTGAGGCGGAGTTAGACATAGATGCCCCCGCTGGCCTTGACCGGACCGAGTTCTTCGACCTCGATGATCGTGAAGCGCTTTCGCCCATTCATCTGGGCGCTTCGCTTCACCCGATAGATCACGCTTTGTTCGACGATCTCATGCTGAGTGGTGATCCCAGTCATGTACCGAATGAATACCCGATGGGTGATCTTGTTGTCGGTTTGAACGCCTTCGGTATAAACAGCGGTGCCTACGGCTTCGATTTTCGCCCAGCGAGGAGTCGGTTCCAGAATCACAGAGTCGAGGCCCATGTCGCTTGCCGGCAGGTCGGATCGTTGGCGAATCACGATGCGCCGGTCCAAGTCGCCTGCGCCCAAATCTCTATAAGCCATGGTTTCTTCCTACGGTTGAGATTCAACAACAGGATCGGGCGGCCCCCTGAAGTTCCTTGATGACCAGAGCAGCGCCTCAA